CAACAACCTATCATAATGGGTACTTTGCCTGGCTATCCAGATGCCGTTGCAGATCCAAAAAAAGGATTTAACGATCCAAACGGAAAATACCCCTCATCAAGTTTAGGTCATTCACGACATGGTATTAAAGAAAGTGATGTGAGTCGTCTTGCAAGAGGCGCTGATTCAGAAACACACAGTTCTTTACTTAAAAGAAGACTTAGAAAATTAGAAAGTGTTCCGCTTGCAACTAAACCAAACTTGGGAACAGTATCAGATGTATTAACTACAGCTCAAACACGAGAAGATTGGGCAGAGTTAGATCCTAAATCTGTTACTTCCTCAGAAACACCATATACTTCTGCGACATATCCTTTCAATCATGTTTTTGAAAGCGAGTCTGGACATATATTTGAAATAGATGATACTCCTGATGGAGAACGACTACTTAGAGAACACAAGTCTGGAACATTTGAAGAAGTACACCCCGATGGTTCAAAGGTTGTTAAAGTTATTGGAGATGATTATGAAATCGTAGCTGGTAACAAAAAGATTTACATTAACGCAACAGGTAAGGCAGAGGGATTAGACCTTACTGTTAGAGGTAATGTTCGTCAGTATGTAACAGGAGATTATATCCTTGAAGTGGGTGGTGACTTTATTCGTAAGATACATGGAAACGAAAGAGTTAAGATAGGTGCTTCGCCAGGCGGTGGAAACCTTGAAGAAGAAATAAGAGGGAACCATGCATTTAACATTTCAAACAATGTTAAGGGCCGTATTGGAGAAGATGTTGATGTTACCACAGAAGGTAATGAACAAAGAATTAATAACGGAACATTTAAGTTGGTCGCCAAGAGTAATATTCTTGCAGCTACAACTGGTGGTACTTTAACACTTAATGCTAGTGGTAATGTTTCGATTGATACTACCTCTGGTATTATGTCAATCAAATCTGGTACAACTTTAAATATGAAATCTGCAACTGCAATGACTGTTGGTTCAGAAACTACATTTACTGGAACATCAACTGGCATTGGAACATTTACATTCTCTGGTGATGGAAGTAACTTTATTGCAAACAATGGGTCTAGTGTTGCTATCGGTCTTACAACTCATACTCATACTCAAGATGCAGATAGTGATGGTGACACACAGGCAACTACAAATGTACCTAACGCTTAGGAAAGTATAGATGGCAAATTTTAAAATACCCGATCTCTGTGGTGCAAGTCTTGAACTTAATCTTGCGTCATCGAGGATTGCAGATTTAGAATCACAAATAACTTCACAGATAAATGCAGAGGCATCTGCTGCAAAGGCTGCTATTGAGAGCAAACTTACAGATGTCAAATTAGGACTTGATGGACTTGTTCCAGATTTACCAGAACTACCAAATCTAAATTTTCAATCAGAACTTACAAGTCTTATATCTTTTGACATATCAACTCCACAGGGGTTGACACAGTACACATCAAAACTCAATGATTTAAAATTAAAGTTTGGTGATACCCTTACTAAGTCTGGAAAAGATTTTGATAGTTTAGTATCATCTGCAACTGATGCTATTTCTGGTGGTGGAAATGTTTGTGGAGTTGTACCTAATCTTGAATTGCCTGCAGCAGGCGGAGAGGTTTTAGAAAAAGCAGAAGGTGTAAAGGCTGCACTTGAAAATGCTATAGATGAAGAAGTTTCATCTGTATCAGATAATGTTAATGCAACTGCACTAAAGGCTGAACTAGAATCTACAACTGCATCATACGCAGATAAAACCACATATGAAATAACTGAAAAATCAACAAACATAACAACACCTGCTGGAACTAAAGTATCAGCTACTACAAAATCTGATGCTGGTGCTTCGGGATATTCTGAAAAAGGATTTGCTTATAAAAAAGGCAAAAAAACACTTGTCTATATTAGTCCAGAATTTCGAGCAATAATGGATTTAAAAACACCAGATGGAAAACCTGTAGGTGGTGTGGCTAACAAAACAAGAAAATACAAAGACTTTGATATACCAATTGATGCTGTCCAATGGCTGAACGAAGAAGCATTTGATTATAGTGAGCTCAGTGATTTTATTGAAAAAGAAACATACTTCCCAATGCCAACCAAGATTTTAAGTGCTGGTGCTGTAGAAGTTAGGTTAAATGACGCAGGCACTAAAGTAATAACAACAGGTCTTATATATCGGCGTTCGGGCACTAAAGTAAGAAAAAATGGGGCTATTGTCACAAAAAACCTCGCCGCTTTAAATGTAAGTATTGTTCAGGATGCTGGCGTTACTTTCTTTGAGTTTGATGGCGAACAATATGACTTAGCAGAAGGTACTTGGGATTATATAAAAATAACTTATGAATATAATGAAAAAATAGATGCAGGAATTAAAAAAGACGAGTAATAAATTTCCTAAATAGTATATAAACTAGGGGTTCTTACAGATGGCGCAGTTTGATGCAACAACAACCAATAATAGCAAACGTAGTGCTAGGATATATTCAGACATAGATTTGTTCTTTGGAAAAAAAACTTCCAATGATGATATTCAAAGCATTACTGATATTAAAGCTGTTAAGCGTTCTGTTCGTAATCTGGTATTAACTAATCATTATGAAAAACCATTCCACCCAGAGATTGGTTCTGGTGTTCGGGATATGTTGTTTGAAAACATGACTCCAATTACAGCACAGATACTTGTAAGAAAGATTGAAGATGTAATTAGTAACTTTGAACCAAGAGTAAGATTAGTAGGAATTACAGCAAACCCAAACTTGGATAAAAACTCATACGAAGTTTCGATAGAATTTTATGTCGTTAATGCTCCCACAGAATTAGTTGACTTATCCATAATGTTAGAGAGATTACGATAATGGCAGTAAACGACAAAAGACTTAGAGTTACAGAACTTGACTTTGATGATATTAAAGACAACCTGAAAATTTTTCTAAAAGCACAGAACCAATTTACCGACTATGACTTTGAAGGTTCTGGTATGAGTGTTCTTTTAGATACACTTGCATACAACACACACTACATGGCTTACAATGCTAACATGGTTGCAAACGAAATGTTTTTGGATAGTGCATCTCTACGATCAAGTGTTGTTTCACACGCAAAGAAATTAGGATACGAAGTTTCCTCATGTCGAGCTCCTAAAGCGACAGTTAATATTTCTCTTACAACAGGGCTATCATCAAGAACAATGCCAGCAGGCACGACATTTACAACAACAGTAGATGGTACAAATTATAACTTTGTTACAACCTCTGATATAACATCAAACAACTCTGGTACTAGTGTAAACTTTGATAGCACTTCAATCTATGAAGGAACTTGGATTACATCAAAATATCTAGTAGACAGTTCTGACGAAGAACAAAGATTTATTATTGATGACGCAAGAGCAGACACAACAACACTTATCGTAAAGGTACAAACATCTGCAAGTGATACCTTTACTAGAACATATACTAAAGCAACTGACATTTCTGAACTTACTGATGCAAGCACAGTATACTTTTTACAAGAAGTAGAAACAGGAAAGTTTGAAGTATACTTTGGTGATGGTGTTTTAAGTCAAGCGGTATCTGATGGTAACATTGTTTCTTTACAATATGTTGTTACAAACAAATCTGAAGCAAATGGTGCAAGAGTGTTTAGTTCTCCCTCTGCTATTAATGGTATAACAGATATTACTGTAACAACAGTAGGTATTGCAACTGGTGGTGCAGAACCAGAATCAATAGCCTCTGTTAAATTAAATGCACCTTTAGATTATGCAGCACAAGGTCGTGCAGTTACAACAAATGATTACAAAACATTTGTAAGAAAACTTTTTGCAAATGCTCAAGCGGTTTCTGTTTGGGGTGGGGAAGATGGAAGTTATGATACAAGTACAGGTGTAAGTTCTACACCAGAGTATGGTAAGGTTTTCATTTCGATAAAGTCTACTACTGGAAATAGTTTAACTGATGTACAGAAATCAAATTTGGTTGCTGAATTATCTCCATACAAAGTGGGTTCTATTACTCCTGTAATCGTTGACGCAGAAACAACCTTTGTTATTTTAAATACAACAGTTCAGTATGATTCAAGTGCAACCACTTATAGTGCAACTGAATTAGCCACTAGAGTAACTAATGTTATTTCATCTTACAATACATCAGACCTACAAACTTTTAATGCACCATTCAGACATTCAAAGTTATTAGGACTCATTGATAATACAGACAGTTCTATTTTGAATAATACAACAACAGTTATCATGGCCAAATATATTGTACCAACAGTAAATGTTTCGACTTCTTATATCTTGAATTTTAATAATGCATTTTATTATCCACACGCAGGACATAATAAAGATAATGGTGGTGTCATTTCTTCAACAGGATTCTCAATGAGTTCTATTGATTCAACAAAAGAATATTTCTTAGATGATGATGGTTCTGGTAATCTCAGAATATATTCTTTAGTTGCTGGTACAAGAGTTTATTCTAATCTTAGTGCTGGAGCAGTAGATTATACAAATGGAAAAATAACACTAAACCCAATTATGATTTCTGCTATATCTAATGTTGATGGTGTGGTTTCTACACAGATTCGTGTTACTGTAATTCCAAACTCATATGATGTTATTCCTGTACGAAATCAAATTCTTGAACTTGATACTGTGAACTCTACAGTTGTTGCTGGAATTGATGCTACTGCCTCAACTGGCATTGGTTATACAACAACTACTACAGGCGGAACAACAACGACAACAGTGACTTCAACGTCATCTACCTCGTCACCATCGGCGTACTAATAAATGTCAAAGAATATTTCAAAATTTACTACGAAGGTTTCTCCTCTTATTGAAGGACAAGTGCCTGACTTTGTTCAAGCAGACCATCCAGTATTTGTAGATTTTGTAAAAGATTATTTTCAATTTCTGGAAGCAGGCAGATTAACTCTTACTGCCAATGTAGATTATATCTCACAAGAAACAAATACTGTTTCATATATTTTAGAAGAAACTGGTGATAGGATTGTTACTGAACTTGGAGCTGGTACTCTAGGTCATTTTGTAGCTGGTGAAACTATTACTGGTGGTACTTCAAAAGTAACCGCAAAAGTTCTGGTTGATGATTCTAGAAACTCGTATCTTTATGTCACAGGACAACAACAATTTATAACTGGTGAAACAGTAACAGGTGGAACATCTGGTTCTAATGGTACTGTTGATTCGTATCAAGCAAACCCAATTCAAAGTATCCAACAGATGTTGGAATATGCAAACGTAGATAATACTCTTTACGAGTTTTTGGATAATATGCGTGATGAGTTCATGCAAGCAATTCCTGAGACTCTTGCGTCTGGTGTTAATAAAAGAAATCTAATTAAAAACATTAAAGACCTCTATTCTGCCAAAGGAACATCAGAGGGTCACAAACTCTTTATGCGTATGTTGTTAGGTGAAAATTCTGAAATTTTCTATCCTAACATTTTTGTAATGAAACCTTCTGCTGGTATCTGGCAATCCTCATCTGTTATTAGAGCAACTGCTGTTGGTTCTTCTGTAGGATCTGAAATTACTAATCAATTAATTACTGGTGCAACTTCTGGTGCTACTGCGATTGTAGAAAAGTCTGTTACTAGAATAGAATCTAATGCGACATACAATGATTCTGTTATTGAGTTTACTGTTGAAAATGTTATAGGAACATTTAGTGATGGAGAAATCATATCTGGTCTTTCCACAGAAAAAGATGTTGAAATTTCATTTACAGTATTGGGTATTGTTTCTGATACTGCGGTAACAAATGATGGTATACTTTATACTGATGGCGAAACTGTTAATGTAGAAGCGATTGGTAATGATTTTGCAGATGTTGTTGTTGATGGTATTAACACTGGTTCTGTAAGTGAACTCATTGTAGAAACCGCTGGTACAGAATATGAAGTAGGTGATGTTGTTACATTTACCAAGAATGCAGCTGACACAGATGTTAAAGAAGCCTCTGGTATTGTAAGTATGGTTGGTGGCGGTATTCTCCAAGAATCTGGTTCAGATACTATCACACTTGAGGATGCGACCACTACTCAATTTGAATCATTTACAATTGTTCTTGAAACAACTGACTCAGATAGTTTCATTGGAGATGGTACAACCAAAGTATTTAATCTTGTAAACACAAGTGGAACACTAGATGAACTTTATGTAACATTTGATGATGTGTTTTTACCAGCAACATCAAGTGACACTACTGTAAACTGGACTGCAACAAGTACACAAATATTATTTACATATTCAGTACCACTTAATACTAAAATATATGTTCGTGGTAATCTAGTAGACTCTTTAGTTTTAAATGGCACATCTATTATTACTGTAGATGAAGAAAGTGTTATTCTAGGTGCAGGACATCAAATACTTACTGAACAAACTGTAGAAACATTAGACACATATACAACTACAAACGATCAGATTGTTTTAGAGTCTGATACCTTTACAGATATTAATGGTGCTAATTCACAAGAAGCTGGACATGTTATTAAAGCTGTAGTGACTGATGGTGGGTTTGGTTATACAAAACTTCCAACAGTTGCTATAACAAGTACTACTGGTAGTGGTGTAAGTATACACACAACAACTACAGACATTGGTTCTATTAAAGCAACAAAAATTAAAAACTCTGGATTTAGATACAGTAATACTAATCCACCAGAGTTATCATACAATGCACACTTTGTTCTTAAAGATATAACAGGTGCTTTTGAAGTTGGTAATACATTAACTTCATCAGGACATACTGGAACTATTAGTGGGTGGAATAGTACCACTAAAGTTCTTGACACAACATTTGAAAATGTCATAAGAGTTGAACAAGAACAAACATCAACATTCCAAGAAGGTATCCAGCTTGAGCAGGGTACAGAACTTCTTCTTCCCGAAGGTATTCTTCTTGAGGACGAACAAGAGTTTGATGATACTGAAGGTATTCTTCTAAATGGTACAGGAACATTTACACCATTACCTCAGACCTTTACATATAAAGTTCAAGTTTACTATAGCACAACACTAGAACAAAATATATTTTATATTAATGGTACACCACAAGCAGAATTAGTTTTGTATGAAGGTAATACTTATTACTTTGACTTGTCAGACCCGACACTATACAATGTTGCGACAACAGGTCAACACATACTAAGACTATCTGAAACTCTTGATGGAACTCATAACAGTGGTACTGAATATACTACTGGTGTTACAAAATCAGCTGCGTCAATAGACATTGGTACAAATGGAGCATACATTCAAATTGTTGTTGCATCAAACGCACCTGTATTATATTACTACTGCACCAATCATTCTGGTATGGGTGCTTCCATTGCAACTAATGTATACGATACTATAGTTCTTGATGAAGGTTCTAATATAATCATAGATGGTACTGATAGGTTCGACCATTTCTTCTTACAAGAAAGTGGCACAGTAGGAAACGCAACGGATAGGATTCAACTTGAAAGTCAAGGTGTTGGTGGTTTCTTATTAGATGAAGATTTTGATTCTAACCAAAGTAAACTTGTACAACAATCGACATCTGGTGGAAAACTTTTACAAGCAAGTATTCGCAGAGAAAACGATACAACAAATGCTCTTAGTCATCAATACATTATTCTTAATGGAACAGACAGCTCTAGTTTAAATGCTAATTCTAAACTTGCAAACGAAGATTTTGGTAACACTCTTATCTTAGAAGCTACTGATGCTAATGAAACAGATGCAAGAGATGGGTTCTTATTAGATGACGAAACTGGTGATGGTCAAATCACTCTTGATTCTACTGCAACTGATTTAGTTGATGCTGATGACCATATCATCAATGAAGACCCAATAGATTTTTCTGGAAAAGATGTTACTATTCAAGATTCAGGTGGTGCAGTTGGAACAGTTATTACAGCTGATATTGCTACTGGTACAACGAGTGTTGATGTGTTATCTACTACAGATTCAGATTATGCTAATGTTCAACATAGACTTGGTGAAGATTTGATTCGTATTCAAGACTCTTATTATTATCAAGACTTTTCGTATGAAGTTCAGATTGGTGCATCATTTTCAAGTTATGTGAATGAGTTAAAGAAAGCAGTTCACCCTGCTGGTTTCCAACCATTTGGTAGAGTTACTCTTGCAACCTTAGTATCAGTAGAAATTGGTAATGCTGGTGCTGGTATTGCTGCATACACAGGTGACACAGATACATTCTCACCAATACTTGCATCTACATTCCAGACTATCTTTGACCAACTTCTACAGACAAGACTTCAGGCATATCCTGTTGCAGAAGTTGGTGTTCGTGACCAGAAGATTATTCAAGAAGATGGAAGCTTGCCTGGCGACAATCTTGTACTTGATGCAAGTGCAGCCTCAACTGATGTGGGTTCAAACATACTCTTTGAAGATGGACTAGGTATGGATTTGGAAGATGGATTCCAAATGACAGGTGACTCTTTATTGTGGGAAGATAGAACAGTAACACATACTAGTGACAGGACTTCTGGTACTGGTACTGGTGGTAGTCATATAATGACAGAGAAGTCATATGCTCCATCAGAAAAAGGTGACAGGATTCTTGTTAAAGAAATTGTAACAAAGATTACTGCAAGACCAAGTCCTAAATTTACAAGAAACTTGTTAGTGTATCTAGCAGAATATCCATTTGGAAATGAATTGGGTGGAGATGGTATAATCCTAGAGGGTACAACTTTTTCTGAAGATGTTCTTCAGTTAGATGGAACATTACCTCTCGACCAAGCAGACACATTCTTTAGACTTGAAGAAGATGTTGCTGGAAGTCAAGACTATGAAACATTTAATATCTTGGGAGAAGAAGATGATGGAGCATCGAGGATATTACAAGAAGGTGGAGAGTGGAACTTCCCAGCTGGATATGTAGTAAACGAAGGTGATAGAATTATCCTAGACGGAAACAATAACAATGAAGAAACAATCCCTCTATCAGAAATTGGTAACTATCGTTTTAGTGACATTATAAAACAAGATAAAATTATTGTTAACGATGGACGAACAAATAATTTTGGTGTTAATGCTGGAGTTGATGTTGGTATTGAACTAGAAAGCTTTGGTCAGATTTTGGCAGAGGACGGAGAGTACATAGGTCAAGAAACTACAAAAAGAAATAGATTTAATTTAGAAGAAAATGGTAATCTTATTATAGAAAGTTATTCTACAATTTCTGTTATTGATAAGTTGCTTGATGAAACAAATGAAGATGTTATCGTATTAGAAGATGCAACAGAATCAAGAAAGTGGTTTAAGAGTACATACACAACAGACACCACTGCAACCACATCAGCTATCGTACTTGAAACAACAAACATTGTTTTAAGTTCTGGTCAAATTCCTGATGAAAATTTACTTATAAATAGTAGTAAAGGTGGACTCCCTGTTGTGAGATCATCTGATATTCATGTTAGAGATACTGGCGATGTAGCATTAGAAGATGCAACAGACAGTACGCATGGATTTTTATTATTAAATACAGGAGATAATATACAATTTGAAGGAGCAACTGGTATAACTTACTAAGACAATTTGTATAAATAACATAAAGGTATAAAAAAAATGTCGGCAATCATTACAGAAAAATTTAGACAACACAATGCGAATCAATTCTTTGAATCGTTTACTGAAACATCTCTAAATAAATATTATTTATTTTTAGGAAAAGCAACTCCGTTCACTAGTAGTACAACTGGTGGTTCAGATGGTATTCCTCCAATTCCAGGCGATAGTCCTCAAGAGGAATTTCGTGCATGGGATGCTATGTTGGCTGCAAAGAACATTGCTTCAACTGACATTACTTTTGCACTTCCTCGTAGAAACTGGTCGAATGGTACTATCTATGATATGTATCAACACAACTATAATTCAGATACTACTTCGACATCAGGTGCAACAAACCTTTATGACTCAACATTTTTCTTTATGACTTCTGACTATAATGTTTATAAAGTTCTTGACAACAATGGTGGTGCTGCTTATAATGGTGCAGAACCAACAGACACAAGCAACTCCCCTGTTGCGATTGGTGGATATGTCATTAAATATATGTACACAATTTCTCAGTCAGATTCTTCAAAATATTTAACTACAGACTTTATACCAGTTTCTACTAATAGTACTGTTTCAGCTGCCGCAACTGATGGTGCTATTGAATCTCTCAAAGTTACTGCTGGGTCTGGTTATACTAACGGAACATACTATGCTGCTATATACGGAGATGGCACAAGTGCTGGAACATCATCTGGTGCGATTGTTAGAATTACAATTGCATCTGGTTCTATTGTTTCATTCGGATTGACTGCTGGTACAGATACAACTATTCATGCCGCAGGAGCTGGTTATACTTTTGGTTATATAAATTTAGGTTCTTCATTCACCTTCTCTGACACAGCATTGTCATCTTCTTCCTCTATAGGAAGTGGTACTGGTGGTGCAATTGAAGTTATCATTTCACCAAATGGTGGACATGGATTTAGTGCAATCACAGAACTTGGTGGTCATTACATTATGTCTGCAACAACACTTACAGCTGCAGAGGGTGATGACTTTACTGCTGGAAATGATTTCAGAACAGTAGGTCTTATTGCTGACCCAACACTTTTTGGAACAACTACTGTTGCAACTGGTTCTACATTTCGTCAAAGTTATGTTGTTAAACTTGCAACATACTCTGGTACATTTGAACCCGATGAAGTAATTACACAAGCATCAACTGGTGCATCTGGTAAAGTTGTTGAGTTTGATCCTACATTAAACCTTCTTTATTATCAACAAGAAAGTTTCAAGGGATTTGGAACAAATGCTACTTCTGGTGCGTATGTTGCCTTTAGTGGTGCAAACCTAATTACAGGTGGAACATCTGGTGCAACAGGTACACCATCCACTACAACTGAATCTGTTACACTTGCTTCTGGTTCTACACTATCTCTTACTTCTGGTTATGCAAATCCAGAACTTGAATCATATAGTGGTAATATGATTTACTTAGAAAATAGAAAACCAATTCAACGAGCTTCTGACCAAACGGAAGATATAAAAATTATAATTGAATTTTAGGAAATCAAATGGCCCAACTTACAAATTTAAATGTATCACCATATTATGATGACTTTGATAAGGCAGATGCTTTTCATAGAGTTTTATTTCGCCCCGGCTTTTCTATTCAGGCAAGGGAACTAACAACCCTACAATCTATTCTTCAAAATCAAATTGAACAACAGGGCAACCATGTCTTCAAAGAAGGTTCTGTTGTAATCCCAGGCCAAGTATCTTATTCTGATGCCTATTATTCTCTTGCACTTGAATCAACATTTGGTGGTGAAGATGTAAGACCAAGCCAATACTACAACGCAACAACACCTGTTACACTTACTGGTGTAACCTCTGGTGTTAAGGCACAAGTTATAGGATATGCCGAAGGGTCTACTACTAGTCAACCATATCTTTATGTTCAATATGTTCAAACTGGTACTGATAATAATACTGGTGTATTTTCAGATAGTGAAAACATTATTGCTGATTCTGTTGTTACTCACACTACATCTTATGCTGCAAACATTGCATCAGGAACAACTTTTTCCTCAAGTGCATCTGGAACTGGTTCTGCTGTAACTGTTGAAGCTGGGATTTATTATATTCGTGGTACTTTTGTAAGAAACGAAAAACAAACAGTAGTATTAAGTAATACATCAAAAACTGAAACTGCTAGAGTTGGTTTTCTTATTAATGAAACTTTAGTTTCTCCAGAAGCAGATACAACTTTAACTGATAATGCAACTGGTTCAAATAACTATGCTGCTAGTGGCGCACACAGATTAAAAATTACTCTAACCTTAGCTAAACTAGATACAACCTCTGTTGATGATTCACTTTTTGTTGAATTGATTAGAACAACATCAGGTAGAGTAACTCAACTTACAAGAGGAACAGATTATGCTGTTCTTGGTGATACACTTGCTCGTAGAACATTTGATGAGTCTGGTGATTATACAGTAAGACCATTTCAGTTTTCAGTAAATGAATCTATTGATAATGATTATGCAGGAGAAACCAATGTTGGTATTTATGGTACTGCTGGAACAACTGATGATAACAATACCGCTGACGAATCTTTACTTTCTGTTTCAATTACGCCAGGCAAAGCATATGTCAAGGGTTATGAAATAGAAAAAACTGCAGCAACATTCTTAGACCTAAACAAGGCTAGAGATTTTAATACAGTAAATGCTGGTGTTACAACCTTTGAGATGGGTAACTTTGCATTTGCTACTAATCTTTTTGGTACTCCAGACATTGGTAATATCTCTGGTGAAACCACTCCATATAAAGAGGTTGGACTATTTACAGACTTTACTGTAACTAGAGGTAGCGCATCTGGCTATCAAGTTGGTGTATCAAGAGTTCGTGCAGTTGAATACTTCTCTGGTACTATTGGTAACAATGATGCACAATTTAAGTTATACTTATTTGATGTGCGAATGTTCACATACCTAAATCTAGGTAATGGAACTGATGCTGATGTATATCATTGCACACCCTTTCCATTACTTACTGCAACACACACTACTGGTGGAGTAAAAATTACTGGTGTAACTTCTGGTGCAACTGGACTTGTATATGCTGGTGCTACTAGTGGTGGTAGAGTTGCACTTACTAATGTTATTGGTACATTTGTTTCTGGTGAAAAACTTACTGCATCTGATTCTGCTGAAACTGATACAATAATTGAAAACGGAGATAACACAGACTTAGTTCTTACTTCTGGTACTTTCGGTGGACACAACGCAGTTGTTACTCATAGATTTGATGAGGTTCGTTCGGTTATTGATGACAGCATATTTACTGCTGACCTTATCATGGCCCTTGTTGATGAAGATGGTAATATGTTAATTGATGGTACAGATGCTAATGCAACTGATGCCGCTGAAAAAGTAATAGAAGAAGATAACTCAACTAGAGTTACTCTTGAAACACAAAGAGTTGCAAAACTTATTGAACCTGAAAAAAGTTTATCTGTATTCAAATTTCCAAAGGCTCCAGTTAAAACACTTTTGACTGCAACCAATTCTGGTGCAAGTGATACACAGTTTGTTATTCGCAGACAGTTTGTTGGAACAACAAATTCTTCTGGTGCAGTTACATTTACTGCTGGAACTAATGAAACATTCAACGCATATGCAGCAAAAGATTATTTATTGACAATCATAACTGCTGGTGATGGTACAGGTGTAGCTGGTCAAGTGGTAACTGTAGCTAGTAAGATTTCTGGTACTGGTACTGGGTCTGCGACAGTCACAGAAGATACTATTCTTGGTGCTGGTGCAAAAGTTAAGTTCATCGGTACTATAACAAGAACTTCTGTTCAACCAAAAACAAAAACAACTAACTTGATGAAGGAACTTAAAGTTCTTTCCTCAGATGCAGATGGCGCACATGGTGTTCGGGCAACAGACAGAGAAATTTCTCTTGGTCGTGCTGATGGATTTAAACTTGTTGGTGTATTCGATTCACAATCAACTTCAGCTGATGCGACTACTCCAAAACTAACACTTACAAATATCACTGGAACTTTTGTTAGAGGTGAAAAGATTACTGGTTCTGCTTCTAATGCAATAGCAAGAATTATAGAAACTACTAGTCCAATGTCATATGTATTGACAGATGGTTTTGGTGCAACAGACTTTACAACCTCTGATACAATTACTGGTACATTCTCTGGTGCAACTGCAACTGTATCTGCTCTTACTGCTGGTAGTGAAGTCATTACCTCAAGATTTACTTTTGACTCAGGAATGAGAGATAACTTTTATGACATCTCACGAATTGTTAGAAAACCTTCTGCGGCATCACCTATAGGTAGATTGCTTGTAGTATATGATTTCTTCTCTCATGGTGCTGGAGATTGTTTCACTGTAGACTCCTACTCAAGTGTTGCTGGTCAAATGGAGTATGATGATATTCCAACATACACAGGAACGAAAGTAGATCCAGATAGCCCAACGCCATCTGGTCTATTCCCACTTGCAAACTCTTACGACTTTAGACCAACAGCAGAAAACATTACTGGTGCATCAACTACATTGTCTGTAGTAGATCAAATTACAGGAAGTTCATTTAACTTTGAAAATCGTCAGTTTGATGGAACTGGTGCTGTAACTGTTGATATGCCGCAACCAACAAGTAATCTTCAATCTGATTTTGAATTTTATCTTGCAAAAGAAGCTACATTATTCTTAACTGCTAGTGGTGATTTTAAAATTATTGAGGGAGTTTCAGCTGAAAATCCTTCTCCACCCAAAGTAATAGACAATGCAATGATACTTGCAAGTTTTTCTATTCCACCATATACATTTACTCCTAAAGATGTATTGGTTCAAAGATTTAAAACTCAAAGATTTACCATGCGTGATATTGGTAGGATTAAAGATAGATTAGAAAAAGTTGAATCTATGACTGCACTTTCTCTTTTAGAAAGAGATGCAGAGTCTTTTGAAATTCAAGATGCAAATGGACTCAATCGTTTCAAATCTGGTTTCGTTGTTGATAACTTTGCTGGACACAGAGTTGGTGATACTATAAATGCTGATTATCAAATTGCTATTGACCCTCAACTAAACGAAGCAAGACCAGTTTGTGTTTTGAGAAATGCAGAATTGACTGAACTAGCAACTAGTGATACTGCAAGACTTGCTGTTGGTTATCAAAAAACTGGTGACTTAATTACACTACCATACAGTGATGTAACTCTTGTCGATCAACCATATGCTACTAGAGTTGAAAACCTACAGCCATATATTAGTGCTTTTTGGGTTGGTCAGATTCAATTAACTCCAGATAGTGATAACTGGTTTGAAACTGAAACTGCTCCTGATCTAATTATCAATGTTGATGGTAACTTTAGTTCTGTTGTAAATGCAAACAGAAATAATATAGGAACACTTTGGAACTCATGGGAAACTCAATGGAGTGGTGTTGTAAGCACACAATCTACTCTTAGTTTTGCAAGAACTGCTGTTTGGCAGAGAACTATTCAAACAGTACGTTCTGATCTAGAAAGAACTGGTTTAAGAACTGAAGTTGTAGAAAACATTGTAGAGGAATCACAAGGCAATAAAGTTATTTCAAGAGCTCTAGTTCCATTTGTTCGTCCTAGACAAATTACTTTTGTAGGACAAGGGTTCTTACCAAACACAAGAGTTTATCCTTTCTTTGAAGGTAAAGATATCAGTGCATATGTCACTCCTGCTTCTTCAACATATACAACAGACACTACAATCATTGCGGGCAGTCCTTTGATTTGTACTGTTTCTGGAAAAGTAGAAGGTACTTTCGATATTCCAGATTATAAGTTTAAAGGTCAAACTTCTGTTCCTAAATTTAAAACAGGCGAAGTAGAATTTAGACTTACATCTAGTCCAACAAATGCAAGAGCTGGACTTGGTGGTGTTACTTCAGACCCAGCAACAGCAGGATCTACAATATATGCTGCTACTGGTATTATTGAAACAGAACAAGAAACTATTATTGCAACAAGAAATGCAACAGTTGTACAAACAAATGTTTCAGAAACAACTTCTCAATTTGATACTATCAATACCAATAGGGTTATACAAAGACTTGATCCACTTGCTCAAACATTTATATCAGAAGATGAGAATGGTTGTTTCTTAACAAAAATTGATGTGTTTGTTGCTGCAAAAGATGACACTTTACCAATGTGGGTAGAAATTAGAAATGTTATTAATGGATATCCCGGCCCTAAAATTCTTCCTTTCGGTAGAAAATTATTAGAACCATCTCAAATTAATGTTGATGATACAATTGGTGCAACTGCAACAACATTTACTTTTGACTCTCCTGTTTATATACAGGGTGGTATAGAATATTGTGTGGTTCTTAGAACAAACAGTCTTAACTATTTAGTATGGATTGCTCAAATGGGTGAACTTGATGTGAGTGGTTCTAACAGAGTTGTTTCTAAACAACCAACTCTTGGTGTTCTATTCAAATCACAAAACGATAAGACTTGGACTGCTGTTCAATCACAAGATTTAAAATTCAAATTACACAAAGCAGAGTTTACCACAACGACAGGCGTTTGTACATTAACGAATGATAATATTGGTGACTCAGTTTTAGCTGAAGATGGTGATACAGTTTATGGTCGTAGATTACAACAGAACCCAATTAGATTAACCAACAGTTCTACTGTAGCAAAGATTAATCATGGCGATCATGGTATGTATTCTACATCTAATAATGTTACAATTACTGGTGTAAATTCTGGTATATCTACTACACTTTCAGCTGCACTTACTGCAACTGGTACATCATTGACACTTACTTCTGCAACAAACTTTGCTGCAAGTAATTTGTCCTCAAGATGTTATGTCAAGATTGGTACTGAAATATTATTTGGTACATTGTCTGGTACAACAATCTCAAGTTTAACAAGAAGTGTTGAAGATGGAGTTGCAGCTGCATATGCTATTGGTACTACAGTAGAACTCTATCAGTTGTTCGGTACTCCTCTTATTGAAATCAATAAGACACATACTGCAATTGCAAATATTAATATAGACTCTTACACAGTTGCTCTTACTACAGCTCCAACAGTTAGTGGTTCATCTGCTGATGTTGACAGTGGTGGTATTCTTACTTACGCATCAGAGAACTATAGATTTGAAACATTGAAAACAAACATTGCTCTCTTAGAATTACCAAACACAGTTATTAGTGCTGAACTTAAAAAGACTTCAGCTACAAGTCCTAGTGGTGCAGAGAGTTCATTTATTGTAGAAACAACTTCTAGTTCTATTTCTTTAGATGAAACAATTGATTTAGATACTACCTCTATGGTGTGTTCTAATATTAATGAAATAAATGAATTAAGTTCTGCAAAATCATTTACACTACCACTAACGCTTTCAACAACAGATACAAGTTTATCTCCTGTTATTGATACTGCAAGGTTGTCAGCAATTCTAGTTGCAAACAGAATTAATAATATTGACAGTAGTTCAGATGTTTATCCTACATCAGAATATGCTGCAATGACTGAACCAGATGGTGATGGAAATGTTGCAGTTTATATTACTAAAAAAATAGCTCTTGAAAATCCTGCTACTTCACTAAGAATATTCTTTGCTGGTCATAAGACAAACACATCTGAATTTAAATTATTATTTAAAATATTAAGGTCAGACCAATCAGATGATTTTGATGACTTGGGTTATACCTTCTTTAATACTGATGGAAGTCCAGATAAAACTGTTCCTGCTTCATTGGGTAGAAATGATTTCCAAGAATACCTATATACCGCTGGCATTAATGATGACGACATTGGAGAACCACTTCCAGAGTTCAATCAATTTGCAATCAAGATTGTGATGCAAAGTTCAGATGCAGCTAATCCACCAAGAATAAAAGACCTTAGAGTCTTAGCATTGGCAACATAACATGGCAGAATATTTACAGGTTGAAGGAAAACAAGATTTATTCAGAGATAGTAACTCTGGTGCGATTGTAAATAAAAATCGTAGTGCATACGAAATGGCAAAACGCAGAGCATCTGAAGCAAAAAAACAAAGAGATGAAATTCGTGGTGCTACAAGGGAGATAAATACTTTAAAGTGCGAGATGCACGAAATAAAAGATATGTTAAAAAAATTATTGGATAGAAACTAATGTCAATATCATCATCAGAAGTCACAACCTCATCAACCCTAGAACAGTTTAGGGTTCAGTTTAACAATCTGGTTACAGATGTTGACGGACTAGAAAATGGTACTTCCAACTTTGCATTTATTACTGTTGCAGAAGATGGTAATATCACATTTGAGGGTGCAACCAATGATGGCCATCAAACAACACTAACTGTTGCAGACCCTACAGCTGATAGAACAGTAACAATTCCAGATGCTACTGGAACATTGATAATGACAGGTACATTACTTGATGGTGCATCTACAGCACTTTTGTTTGGAGATAGTGGTGCTGCAACTGATGCAAGATTAAGATTTGGTGCTGCTTCAGACATGGATATTTACCATGATGGTACTGACTCATTTATTGATAACAAAACTGGTGCTTTAAAACTTGCAACAAATACTTCTGGTATTGCAGTTACAATTGGTCACACAACATCAGAAACAACAGTCGCAGATAATTTGACTGTTACAGGAACAACAAACTTAGTTGGTGCATTATCACTAAACGGAACTGCAATTACAAAAACAGCTGCAGAAATTAACCAATCTGCCTCAACAGGTTTAGCAACCGCTATGGCAATTGCATTATAAATAGACTAGAGTAATAGAGGAAGTAAAATGGCACAGGATTTTGAACGAAACATTGCAAGGAATATCGGAACTACAGCAGTAACTATTTTTACAGCAAATAGTGATGATGCAGTTGTTGGTATTAACTTAGCAAATACAATAACATCACAAGTTAAAGTAAGTGTGTTTGTAACAAATAGTAGTGCTGATTACTATTTGGTCAAAAATGCACCTATCCCTGCTTCAGCCGCACTACAAGTACTTGATGGTGGTGCGAAGTTTGTATTACAAAGTGGAGATGCGTTGAAAGTACAATCTGATACTGCTACTTCAATTGATGCATGGGTAAGTCGTGTTGACACAATTAGTTCATAGGGGCAAAGAATGGCATACATAGGTACAGACTTAGGTTTTGGGGGTGGATTTGTTACCACAGTCAAAGACACTTTTGCGGGCGATGGTAGCGCAACTAATTTTACTCTATCGAGAGCAGTAACTTCCGAACTTGACCTTGAAGTATTTGTAGGTAATGTTCGTCAGAATCCTCTTGTCGCTTATACTGTTTCTGGTACAACTCTTGCATTTACTGGAACTCCAGCAAATGGTGAAGTAATTTATGCTGTCCACCAAGCAGGAGCTTTGTCCACCCTTAGTCCAAATGCATTTTTAGGTGCAAAAGATTTTTCTATTAGTGGTAATCTTAGTCTTATCAAAGATTCCGCTGTTCTTAACTTCGGTGTAGATAGTGATATCACATTAACTCACGCAGCTGATACTGGACTAACTACAAACGGAACATTTACTGCAACAACATTAGCTGGTAGAAAAGGAATCAAAACTGAATTTAATGCTTCGGGTGCGATTACTGCTACATTAACTGTTGCAGAATCAGGATCTACTGTATTAATTCATGGTACTCTTGATAACTCAATTAACCTACCTGCTGCGGCCACGACAAATCCCGGCCTGTTTTATGATTTTATTGTATTGACAGCAGTTGGGTCTGGTAAAACTACACAAATTAATATAGCTGGTTCTGGTGGCAACTTTGTTGGTTCACTAAGTCTTGCTGGTGGTACTGCTGCAAACGCAGTTTTTGATAATGCAGGAGATACATTTACATTTGTTGCTGGTTCAGTTGTTGGATCAAGAGCAAGAATTACTTGTTTAACAGATGATGGAACAAATGGAGTTTGGCAAGTAGAATCTGTTGCATCTCCGATTGCAACGATTGCGTAAATATAATAAATAAGGTAAAGGAATA